GAAGCATAGTATACAATTAACTCTACTTTTACATTATTTTCAATAAGATTTTCTAATGTTGGGCATTGTTCTCCAAAAATTTTTTCATAATTTCTAGCTTTTTCTGATTTTATTGATGCTAATCTTTTGCCAAATCTTACTATTCTTCTAGAGTTTGCCTTGCTTGCCGGCTCTCCGTAAATAATAAATTCTGTACTTGCTTGTAATTGTGTTGACATAGCTTTTCCTTACTGTATAAATATAAATGCATAATAGGAGATTGACATGAAGATTACCAACAAATTTGGTATGCCACAACCATTTGTGGACTTTGCCATAAACGATAAATACAGTAAAGGAAAAGCAGACATATCTGTAACATCATTAATTGATAGCCCTAGAGTTAGGACTATGAAAGATCATTACAATGATCTGATTGAGGTTGATGCTGTTGACATGGTTTGGGCATTATTTGGTACTGCTGTACACTCTGTATTAGAAAGTTCTAACACCTACTCAAGGGTAGGTCATCCATCAGATAAAATTATTAACGAAGAAAGATTGTACTCTAAAGTTAACGGATGGACTTTGTCCGGTGCGATAGATAGGCAAGAAATTAACAATGATGTTTTAACAATAGTTGATTACAAAGTAACCTCTGCATGGTCTGTTATTTTTGGCAAACCGGAATGGGAAAATCAATTAAATTGTTATGCTTATTTGTGTAAGCAAAAATATTTAAATACAAATATAAAAGTAGGCAGTCTAAAAATATGTGCCATATTGAGAGATTGGAATAGAAGAGAGGCTGAAAGAAAAGAAGATTATCCACAAGCGCCAATAGTATTTGTAAACATAACATTGTGGGATGATGATAAGTTAGATAGTTATATTTCTAGAAGAATTTCTGAACATCAAGATGCTCAAGTCAATTACGATATAGACGGAAGTTTTCCTCTGTGTACAAATGATGAGAGATGGAGAAAGAAAAATTCTTGGGCAGTAAAAAAAGTAAAATTAAAGAGAGCCTTAAAAGTATTTGGCGATGAGGCCTCTGCTTTAATCTTTCAAAAAGAATATCAAAAACATAGATTACACGAAAACGATAGAACAGAAATAGAATTTCGAGGTGGAGAATACACTCGATGTCAAGGCAACTATTGTTCAGTTGCTGAGTTTTGCGATCAATTTAACGGAGAATAAAATGACATACAAACAAGTTGAATATCTAAGTGGTGGCAAAAAAAAGAAAGTAGTTAAAAGTGGGAGAGTAAAAATGAGGCCAAGAAAAATATCCGGTACAAGGCCTAAAGATATTTCTTTAGTTGCTGATCATATTATTTCAGCAACCAACAAAGGCAAGCCAATAAAAAGATTTTTCTTAATTAGATTTTTTTATTATCTAGGAAAGAAATGGAATAAATTTATCAACAATATTTTTGGGATGTAATTATGAGTAATAGAATTGATTTATGTTATCTGCCAACAAAAGGTTTGTGCAAAATTAACAACATTTTAGACGATAGTTTTTTTCCGGAAAATAAAGGAAACATATTGTCTCAAGAGTTAGTAACTTATGAGAAAGTTAAAGGTGGAATAAAGAAGACAACCTTTAAAAGAAATTTCTTAAAGACAACTCATCACGACAGCCATGTTTCTGAAATCTTTATTTCTGATGAATGATATGGGGAATAATATATTAGAAAAGAAAAGAGCAAATTATCTTTCTCATTTTAAAGATGGTGTGGAAGATGCGATGTTTGATAGTGATCAGTACGAAAACAAAAAAAGTTCTGCTTACTATAAAAAGGGCTACATTTTTGGTAGCGAATTAATGAAAAAAAGAAAGGAAGAAAATGAAAAGTGATATACCACAAAATGTTATAACAGTATTAAAAGATATTGGTATGACACATGACCAAGCCGGTTGGAACTGTCATGGAACTTATGTTTTATTACATAAGGCATTAGAGAAAGTTGCTGTACAGAAAAATATTGTTTTCAATGAGCCAACTGTTTTAGAGTGCAATACTGATAAGAAAATAGTTAGCTTATTAGTTACCGGTAAAATGGGAGAGAAATCTGAATGGTCTATAGGAGAGGCATCTCCATCTAATAACAAAAACAGTTATCCGTATGCTATGGCTGAAAAGAGGGCAAAGGATAGAGTTATCTTAAAGTTAGTTGGATTACATGGGGATGTTTATGCAGAAGATGAGGCAGATGCCTTTAAAGAAGAGAGGCCATCAGAGATCAAAGGTGGCACTTTAAATACTAAAGAAATCAAAGAGCCTCAAGAAGATAAAGAGCCTCAAGAAACTTTAGAAATAAAAGATGCTATGTCTGATAAAGTTGAAAGCATACCTATTAAAGAGGGTGTGGAAATAATAAAACAAGTATTTTTATCATTCATGCCGGAAGACAACATTGATAATCTGCGAAAATTTAAGAACGAAAATGCAGATGCTCTAAAGAAGTTGAAGTCTCTTGATGCCAATGCATTTGGGGAAGTTTCGACAGCCTTTCTTGAAAAGGCAAATAAATTTAAAACACAACAATAAGGAGAGTAATATGGTTGATTATCCACCAAGTGGTTCTTTGTTTGAAGCACGAAATAGAAAGTCAGAAAAAAGTCCGGACTATTCCGGATACATGGAGTTTACTTATGAGGTTATAGAAGACCTAGTAAAGCAAATGAAAGAGGGGGTTCAAAAACCTAAGTGTAATCTTGTGTCATGGAAGAAGATGGGTATTAAAAGTGGCAAGCCATTTCTTTCTATTCGTGGGAATGTTTTTGAAGAACAAAAGCAAAATGGGTATCAAAGTAATAATTTTCAAAATAATACTCAATCTCAACCTAGCCCATCTTCAGATGTTATTGATGATGAAATACCATTTTAGTGGAGAAGTAAATGGATGTGATTAATAAAAATGAAGATGGAATAGAAGTTCCCACTATTAGTTTTGAAGCAATTAAAACTTCAATGATGCAAGACAAAAACGGAACTAATATAAGACTTACTATCCATCCTAATGACGTTCCACCACAGCTACATAAGGATTGGGTTGGATCAAGGTACATGGTTGTCATGGTTAAGATAAATGATGACGGAACACCGGATGAGAGGAAGTATAATGACATTACGGAAATCTGAAAGCAATAATGCAGATACTGACGGAGATTTTTTAACACTTGATGGTGTTGCTAAATATCTTTCAATAAGCAGAATGTCAGTTTATGGACTGATAAATGATGAGAATAGGAATTTTCCTAAATCATTTAATGTTACTAAAGCTAAACGTAGACAAACAAGGCTTTGGGATAAAAGTGAAGTTAAGTTTTGGTTAATTCAACAGCGATCCGAAAACATTACGTAAAGTTATGTATAGGCCAAAGTATGAGTCCCCAAAAGACTTAACACACGAAAAAAAAATATTAGGATATATCTCACGAAAGTGGGGTATATCTTATTGCAAAATGCCAATCACCTACAAACTAGACTATGCAATGTATAGAAATGATAATCTTGTAGGATTTTCAGAAGTAAAATGTAGGACTAACTCGGTACAGGATTACAAGACATACATAATTTCTTTATCTAAAGTTATGTCTGCTAGAAGACTTAGCTCCGTGACTAGCACTAAATCGTTATTAATTGTCAGTTGGTCTGATGCTATAGGTTGGATAGATTTCTTTTCTGACTTTAAAGTAAAACAAGGGGGAAGATCAGATCGCAATGATTGGCAAGATCAAGAGCCGGTTTGTCATTTTGATATAAAAGATTTTAAAATAATATTTAACTCTGTAGTTTCGGCTGCCGAATAAAAAGAAAGGCAAAAATTAATTATGTTATTAGCAGATGATTTTGAAAAGGCTTTTATAGGTAGCACAATAAGCGCCTTCAATAGGAAACAAGTTGCTTTATACGATTATAATAAATGCATATTAATATTAATTAATGATCAAGGAATGGAAGAGGATGAAGCGATAGATTATTTTAATTATAATGTTATAGGTTCTTGGGTAGGAGATAGCACTCCTATATTTGTCAACCAACATACAATAGAAAATATAAAAGACTACAAGGAGGATGATGATGAATAAAAAAGATAATGTAAACAAACCTAATCATTATAGAAAAGGTAATGTTGAATGTATTGATGCTATCAAGTCAGCTACGGGAGATGGTTACGAGTATTACTTACAAGGTAATATTATTAAATACATGTGGAGATACAAACACAAGAATGGTTTAGAAGATCTTCAAAAAGCCCAATGGTACTTATCTGAATTATTAAAGTTCAAAAAGAAAAAATAAAACATTACGTAAAGTTTTAGTTACCCAATCCTTACGTGCTGATCAACCTTGAGGCAAGTTTGTTAACTTTTTATTCCTACTTGTCTCATTAAATATATTCCCTTTTTCATAAGCTCGTCTATTCTTTCTCTTCTTAACTTTACAAGTTTTTTCCTAGTTTCTTCCGGTATCTGTAGATTTCTTTCTAATTCTTTTATTTGCCTTAACAATCTATTTCTAGCATTATCTAAGGCTTTAAATCTTCCATGTATAGAAATTTCATTTTTATACTTATTAAATAACAACTGCACTTCTTTAGGGTTGCCTCTTCTTCTAGCTAAATCTAATCTAGAAAAAATCGTAGATAGCTCTTTTTTATTATCTAAATAACTTTGTGTGTCTGCTCTATCAGACGGCTCAATAAGCAATCGTCTTGCAAATGGTATTTTGCTTGCTATTTGCCCATCAAATTCCCCCGTAGCGACTTTAGGCAAAACATCAAATACTAATTCTGTACTTCTACCTACTAATGCCCCCACGCCACCTATGGCATACTCGTAGAAAAATTCAATGGTATCTGGAGAAACATCTAAAAGCCCACTTTCAACCTCGTCTCCACCTGTCATATCATTTATAGTTTGCGCTATAAATTTAGCTACACCACCTGTGTTATTCCAATGAGTATAAGCATCTGGAACTGTCGATGAAGCGTACATAGGTCTTTCTTTATATATAGGGGCATTTCTATAATTTTTATTTGCTATCATTGATATTGCTGGGTCTACAACTGTAGGTGTTAGGTATGTTTCCCATTGCTCAATAGCTCCAAAAGGGCTTAATGTTTCCATCGTTGTTCCGAATACACTGCTAGACATCTGTCCAAAAGTATATTCTCCTCTTGCGAACCTACTTATTGATCTACCTAAATTAAAAGGCATATTTAATCCGTAAGCTAATGGGATTGATGTAAACTTCTCATCTGACAATCCGAATGTTCCGAATACTAAATTATGCTCTAAAACATAATCATTCAATCTATCGTATTGATTCTTCTCATCTTCGTCATCAGGATCATTGGCCAATGCCATAAGTTGATCTTGAAGTATTCCGTATACGATTAATCCACCTAATAATTTTCTAACTTTCTTAGACTTATGAGCTGCGTTAAAGATAGCCATACTTCCTTGTAAAGATGCATTGTAAAATAAATACAATGAGTTCATCGCAACTTTATCTTCGCCACCTTTTGCAAAGTTTACTGTTACGTTCCTCGCTGCCTCTGCAGCACGAGCATCAGAGAAGCCTCTTTTTTTAAGATTAGTGAACGTTGCTACACGAACACCATTTTCAATAACAGTATTATAGTCATCTAGAAATTTTAATAATCCATTTAAACTTGATGTAAATTTATTCTTTTGTATCCCTAATTTGTTAGTGTTGGTTATTTCATTTAATAGGTTGCCTAAATTTTCTATTTGATCTTGGGTGTTGCCCATTTGATTAGTTGCGTTCTTCCCACCGGCCTTAACAAATTCTTTATACTGCTGACCCCAATAACTACTATCATCAGTACCTCGCAAAACTCTTCTAATACCCATAATTGCTCTTCCGGTATCTAAAGCTATTTCTTTTGTTATGCCTTCTGCATCATGTTGTTGGATATTTATAAGCGCTGTCTCTAAATCTTTAGCAAAGTTAGGAAGCATAAATGCCGGATTCCATGAAGTATTAACATTAGATAAAAATCTATTTAATTTTGCTAATTGTCTTATCCAGTTTGCATTTGTTTTAGGATCATAATGTAACTTCATTGACCTAGCTATTGAACTTCTTAAAAAGTTTACGTAAACTTCTTGTCCATTTTCTTTTACAATTAATTGATTTGGGTTTAGAGCATCTTTTTTGTCCGTCACTTCTGCAAAATTTTGTTGCATATCGTTTGCTAATGCATCGTTTGTAGCCATAGATCCGTCTGCTTGTTCTTCTTGCCCTCTTAATAAATTTAATAAATCTTGCCCAACCTTGTTTCTTTCAGCTCTATCAATAGCTCTTTGATGTTGCCTAATAGCTGAAACAACTATATTTTCTGCATAGTTACTTCCCCTGCCTGTTGCAGCCTGATCTTCTTTCCCTACAGATCCAAAAAAATTAAATCTTTGTCTTATTTTATTTAATCTGTCATCAGTAAACTCATCTACTGAGTCCATATCACCTCTAAGTGGTACATAATGATCAAAGAATTTTCTATTGTTAAACTGCTCTTCTGTAATTAAGCCAGCTTCATATCTTGTTAAGTTTGTTCCTTCTACAATTTGCTTTATCTTTTGATCAATTTTTTCTATTTTAGCTTTATTAGTTTGGTCTAAATTATCAAACCAAGAAAGTATAGCTGTTGCTTCAGATTCAGTCATACCTGACCCCATAGGCCTGCCATGATCTTGTTGTATTCTTCTATTTCTTTCTTTTGCATGTCTAGCGTATGCAAATATATCAGCCAATGCCATTCTTGGATCTATGCTAGATTCTAATGCTTTTCTAACAAAACCAGAGCCTTGTTTTTCAATAGCCGCTCTTTCTGAAGCTCTTGCTAACTGCTCTATTTGATTCTCATCAATGTCTAAACTTTTAATATCTTCCATTAATGGCTTAACTAAAAGCTCTTCCATTTCAGTAAGTTTGTCTCCAATAATACCTTGAGAATTTACCTCTCTTAGATAAGGGTCCATAGCATCACCTATTGTGTAGCCCTTATTTCTAAGTTCATCCATCATTGCTCCAACAGGCCTAAAAGAATCTTGATATTTTGTAACTATTCTTTGCGCTGCTTCGGCTCTTGTTCTACCTCCAAGTATACCTTTAGGAACTATTTTAAGTATTTTAGCTATATATTGAGATAAATTGTCATATCTAATGTTTTGTTGAGCTGCTTCTACATCTGCATCATTTATTATTTCTTGCTCTTGCCTTGGACTATAAGCAGTAGCTCTGGTTCTTAATCTTGAAACCTTAGATGTTCCGGAAGCAATTCCTCCATCTCGGATGTCATCTCTGGTATTCCGTCCGGATAAGCTATCTCTAGATAACTCTCTCTCGTAACTGGAATTCCCACTGAATTCAGATATTGGATCAGAGGGTCTATCCCACGCTGGTTCTTCAAATCTTCCTGCTGCATTGTTTATTGCCTCCTGTCTAGCTTGATCAACATCTATTATACCGTCTCTAAATCTATTCCAAATATTTTCTATACTTTGTATTTTTTGTTTATTATTTTTAAAACTATCGCTATATAATCCTCTTATTGCTTCCCATGTAATTGATTGCATTTGCCTTGGGAGTATGTCTCTCTCTTCTGCAGCTCTTTGATAAGCCTCTGCAACCAACCCATAAGTGCCCTTAGTCCCACTTACACTAGAGCTAGGAATTGTTCCGTATTTAGCTGCTCTTCCTTCTTTTTTGCCTCCAGTATACGCACCAAAGTTATGATCAACTTCAACTGATTTGCCACTTAATGGCTTCATATGAGCGGCAGCAACTGCATGAGTGTCTATTGTTACATGACCGTCAGTAGACATAGGTGAAATTATATTGTTATAAAAACTTCTTATTTTATGTCTTGCGCCCATTTCTATAGATATGTTCTCTAAAGAAGGGTCGTCCATAACACGTACAGCTTTTGCAATCTCTGGCGTACTTCCCCAGCCTGTTTTTTTAGGTTGACCATTTTTTGTCCTTGCATAATCCAGAAATTCACCTTCGGGAGAAACTATTCTATGGCCTCTGTCATTGTATGTTTCATCAAATATTCTTATCCACATAGCTTTGTGCATAGAAAAATCTAAACTATTAAGGCTTGATGAATTTCTTGTAGACCCATTAGCAGTAAGTCCCATTACATGGTTTAATGCTGATTTAAATTTTTCATTTTTAAATATTCTTAAAGCTGTAATTTTCATTTCTGGCGTAAATTGTACGTCACCATGATTTTTACTTATGTCTAATACTCTTTCAGCAACAGACACGTTTTGAAACCAATCATTTTGTGGGGACTGCGCTGCCATAGACGCAGCTATTACTTCTGGCTTATAACCATACTCTTCTGAAAATCTCATAACGATAGCTCTTGCGCCATCGTACCACTTTGATGATCTTTCTCTAATATTTGGATCTATAGAATCATGAATAAATAATAGATTGCTTTTCATAGCTTCAATATAATCTTCAATTATCTCTAAATCTGAAAAGTTATCGTAAAGTTTTGAGTTTTGAGATATATTGTAACCTTTAATAAGGTTTGCAGCCTTGCTTGCTAAGTCAGGATTGTTTTTAATAGTTTCAGAATTTGCAAAAAGCATAGATTGCAAAGGGTCTTCAATTCTTGATTTAGCAGTAGGAAATCTTGTACTTATAGTATACTCTTCACCAGCGGTCCTTACCCTAGACTTCATTATTCTAGTGGCATTTTCTCCACGCTTTTGATTAACTTCATCTTTATAAGCTTGATTGTATTTTTTAGGTTGTGATGTTTCTAATATTTTTAACTCATTATATACAGCTGCTACAAAACCTCTACCGGTAGTATTTATCCAGTAACCAGATTTACCAGATTCTTTTATCATTCTTTCTTTAGCAGTTGTTATGTAGTTTGTAGCACCTTCACCAAGTACATTAGGTAATTCTTTCTTTTGTTCTGCAAGAGCTTTAGCTTGAAATCCAGACGGATCTCCTTCCCAATCATAAAGCCCTTCAAAAGGAACTTCTATTTCGTAAACGTTATCGCCTACATTTTGTTCTGGATTGTATCCATTTGGATCTGCAATATTTATTGCAAAGTAACTTCTAGCAGGATAACCCTTGTATCCTCTTTTTCTTTCTGCTCCACGCATATAAAGATTGCTTTGTTGTTTTTCAGGATCAATAGATTGCAACCCTTCAATAGGAGAGAAGTGAGTAAGTGTTATTGTTTTTTGTGGTGAGAGGGTGGGAATCCTACTCTTGCTATATGACGTTCCAATTTTTTCCTGTAAAATTCCCCGTCCTGTTCCTCCTCCAACAATTCCTCCTCCGTCATCTGCTGTGCTTCCTGTTTGACCAATTCGTTGACTTCCTTGAATACTTCTTTCATTTAAATCTCCTTGTATATCGTTTGCTAATCCTTCTTCCATAACAAAATTAGACAATAATGTCATCTTTTGATCAGCATATTGTGTTTCTTCTGCTTTGTTTTTACTATTTCTATTTTTATCGCCTACAGCATCACTATAGTTTACCCATGAATTTTGACCTCTTGTTTCTGTTGTCATAGCTTTTGCAGCTAATGGAGTATACATTCTTACATGAGCTTGCCATGCGTTTTCTTCGCCTCTTGGTGAAAAAGTTGAACCTTCCAATGCGTGTCCAAAATAATCATGAACTATTCTAAATATATCGTTGTAAGTTGCATCTATCCCGTCAATTATTTCCCCTGTTGTTCTTAATAAAGGACTAAAATCTTTCATCTCTTGTGTTATTTCTTCGTTACCAAATCCATTATCTGTTGGGAAAACCCATATATGATTATTATCACGAATATCTAATAATAAATCTTTTGATCCTTTTGGATAAGGATCTGTTTGATCAGGTTTTATAAATTCTGTTTTTAATCCAGTTTCTTTTATAAACTGCCATTGTTCAAATGTTTCATTAGCCATTGCTATATAAGATTCTTGAACATCAATGTTCGTAGGATCGTTTATAGCGTTATCAAAATCATTAGCTATTCTTTTAGCAAGATCAACGTTTACTGAAACGTATGTATCAGGTCTTTTAATAGGTATATTTTTTGATTTTAAATACTTTTCTTTTACTTGATGAGCTATATCAAGGGGCCCAATAGAAGTAGGATGCAGATTAGGAAGTCTTTCTACGCTATTTTTATAACGTACATCTGAAGGAGCATTTCTTTCTGGTTTTGGAGCTTGAGATTCAAGCCAAAATTCTGGCTCACCACCTATTGCATAGACTTGATTTCCAACAAATAATAACTTTCCACCTTTATATCCTTTTACAGCATAGCCATCTGTATCAGTAAACAAGTGAGTTCCATTAACTTGTGGCCTATTATCGTTGCCTACAAATCCCGGATTAAAACCAAATATATGATCTGGCTTTGTTATTATTTGTTGCATTTCTTCTTTAGAAAGCTGTTCTATATTTCCTATGCCACTAGCCATAGGAACTTTATCTTGCTTTGATCCTTTTGCATTGGCACCAAAATAAATATCAGACCTTTTGTTTTGTTTAACATCAAATGCACCTTCGTTAATTACCGTAGTGTGATCGTATCCATATGCATCTTTATAATTAGGTAATCCTTTAGGGGTAACTTGATGTATAGTTTGAGTAACTTGTTTTTTACCGTCTAGCAAAGTTACAAATCCATTTAAGTTTGGCCTTATAGCAACCATAGTATTATTAGGAAGTTTTCTATTCAAGAATGCTTTGTTACCATCTTGAATATTTTTAGGCATAGATTGAAAATATTCTTCATCATCAAATATTTTAGGAGTGTGAACTCTAGACTTTCTTACGTCCTCTCTTTCATAAGAGTCATTGTTATCTTTGTCTGACCTTAACTCTCTATCTCTTCTGCCAATCTGATTTTCTGTTTCTGTAGTTCCAATATTAGAAAAAATTTGATCTACGTTTTCAAACCCTTCATTTTTATGTGAACCAAATATAGCTTTAATAAACTTAACAATTCTTTGGAATAATGTTTTAGGTTTTCCTGCAACTTTTAATTTGCCATCTGCATAGTCTCTATACATTTCAGCAATAGCTTCTTCTGATATTTGGTCAGCTGTTAAATCTTGATCTTCAGCCATGCGATAAGATCTTTCAAGATAAGTGTACTGTCTTTCAACAGGCTTGCCTTTTACCATCTTTACATATTTTCTTGTTTGTGTAGCTTTTACTAAAGATGCATACTCTTGCTCAGTAAATAAATTTAAAGCTCTTAAAGCATGTATTATTTCGTGATTCATTACGCTTCTAAGTTTTAACTCTAACTCAGCATCAGTCATGTTTGGATCATATATTTCCATAGACAAAGCAATAATTTTTTTGCCAGCCTCTGAAGTTTCCATTTGACCTTCTGTTATTCCTGTTGGTATCCCGGACGCCAAATCTCTTTGTAATTCAGCTTTATCTAATATATCTCTTCCATCTAAAGAAACATCTCCAAGTCCAATTCTAGCAAGCTCTCTTCTCAATGCGCTTAATACACGTTTTTGTTTTAACTTATAATCTGGAGTTGGCTCTGCTTTAGGAGCTTGATCAAAAACCTTTTTAGGAGTAAAGGGTGGTGCAATTCTAGTAGCTTTAATATTTTGTTGACCTTTTGAAAGAGTGTCAGCTTTTTTTTCTAAAGCGAATGCCTCTACTTGTATATCAGAATATTGTTTTTGAAGTATGTCTAGTTGCTGCTTGTATGTTTCAAACTGTATAGGATCGTCTACAACTTTTTCTTGTTGATTTCTTAAAGTATTTTCATTGTCTCTAATTCTTTGAGCTTGAGCAGCTAACCCCGCTGATTGAGCATTTAAATCTATACTTACATCTGCTTGTTTGCCAGTATAAAGACCTCTTCCTTTGTACTCAATAGCTCCACCTGCAAGAAGACCATTTAATGTAGCTTCAGCTTGATCATCATTAATTTTTTGTTTAAAAACTTTTAGGTGTAAAGATTTTACTGTATTTTTATTTATTGTTTTTGATTTTAACAGTCTTTCTGTAAAAACTTTCATTTCGGGAATAATGTCTTTAAATTCTTCTTGTATACTTGGGTCTTCAAACAACTCTTCAGTTGTTAGTGGTCCTGTATTAAGAGAAGGCTTTTGAATATATGATTCTCTAAAAGAAGCTTCTTCTCCAACAACACTAGAAAGCTCTTGTAAAGTAACGGGATCATCAACAGGTGTTTTGCTTCCTAATTGTATTCTATTTTTTCTTATTTTTTGAGCTTCGTCTTGAGGAAGAGATTCTAGTTTAATAGGATTATATGGAGTCCTTGCTTCTCTTGCTGCTTTTAAAGTTTTTTCTGCTTCTACTTCTTTTTTATTAATTACTGAAGCCACTCTTTGATCTGTAATTAGTTTAGATTTTTTATCTTCTTCAGATAATATTACATCTGGTTCAGGACTAGGTAATCCTAATGCAGGACCTTCTAACATAAGAGTTTCTTCTGCTTTTAAATAATCTTCTGCATTTTTTAATTTGCTAGAGTTAGATTGCGCTTCTTCATTTTGATCGTCATCTAATTGTTTTTGTTTTCCATAATATTTATTTATTTGCCTTCCTCTAATGCTATTAACAATTAGATTTAATACTGCACCTGCACCACCTCCATAAACAGCATCATCATATACACTTTGTCCGGGTTCAAGATCAGGATTATATAATTTATTTTCGATCATATCTTGCATATAACCAGCTATAGCTTCTTGTGCTCCTTCGCCTACACCTGCATATAAAGATCTTTTAAGTCTTTGAGAAAGATATCTTAATGCCAAATCTTGTTTATCTTTAGGTACTTTTTTAAGAACTTTCATGGCAGCGCCAAGAGTTTTAAAAGTTGTAGCAAAAGGAATGGCCTCTGATACTCCAAGAAGTGCGCTTAACTTAACTGCAGATCTTTTAGTGTCCTCATCTATTTCTCCACCATTTTCAATAAAATTTGCCATTCTATTCATTTGGTCTTGAGATGATAAAGCAGCTCCTTGAACAGCGGCTGTTCCTAATGCGGCATTTCTTTGAGCTTTTGCTCCAGCCCCAGCTGTTTTAGCAACCTTGCCTGCAAACATGCCTCCAGCAAGAAAAGTAATTAATGATGCGCCTGCTTGACCTGATTTACTAGATATACTTTGATTATTTAAATCAAATTTATCAGTAAAAAATTCACTACTTTTTTTAGAAATGTCTTGAGCAAAAGATCCTATGCCCGTTTTGCCCACATCATACCCTAAATAAGCTTCTCCTTCAGAGGCTAATCCACCGGGAACATTACCAATGTCTCTGCCAATTCCTCCTATTAAACTTTTGGCAAAAGGTATTAAGCCTTCTTCATCTTCAACTTTTTCTATTGGAGCTTCTAAGTTAACGCCATCTTGTCTGTTAACATATTGTTGTATATAGTTGTCTTCATCTGCATTTGGGGTAGATCCAGCAATTAATATTGGATACGTTCTACCAGTAAGATTACTTTTTACATTAATTGTACCCATAAAATTACCTTATGATGCTTGTGTTATTGGTATATCTACGCCAAACTCTTGTAATTTCTTACGAAGATATGCTTCCTCTGCTTTAGCTTTTTCTAATGCCTCTCCTGTTAATCCTCCTGAAATATAACCCATATCTGTAGTTTTACCGTTAATATTTTCTTGAACTTTATTTAACTTATTATATAGATCATTTGCTGACATTTGTCCTTTACCTGCAGATTTAGCTCTTGCTGCAGCAATTTTTGATCTAGCATTAATTAAATCAACAACGCCTTCTTTATATCGTTGATTAGCATCATTAAATGCTTGAAGTCCTTTGCCAGCTCCTTCTCCTACCGCTCCAGCTAATGTAGGGCTTTCAGAAGCTAATATTCCTAATCCAGCTTGTGCAATAGCCATCCACTTATCTGTTTGTCTTTCTTTTTCATTAGCTTTTTGTAATTCTATAATATCATTTTCAATGCTAGATGTTCCAGATGGAACAGTATTGCTAGGTTGAATTGCGTAGTTTTTACCTTTAGAAGTTTGTTCCTCGTTTGTTTTACCATCATCAATTTTTCCTGAGTCTATCTGTTCTTCATCATCTCCTGCAAAAATATTATAGAATTGATCTGTTACTCCTTTTGCTCCACTGTAAAGCCCTCCAGCAAGATCTCCGGGTACATCTACTAATGAATTAAACCCTCTTGCTGAACTCTTTATAGAATCTTCAATAAAATTATCATCTTTATTTGGAGAGAGATCACCTTGAATTCTTGGGCTTATAAAATCTAGAGCAGCATTGCCTGTATCATACATAGCACCCGGAATACCTTTAATATATTCTAAAAAATCATCTCCATAACTTGACTCTTCTTCTCCGTCAGGCAATCCATTAGCCGCTCTTACAACACCGCCATCTGCCATAGTGCGCATTTCAGCACCACCTCTAAAAGGCATAATTGCATTCATGTTGCCTTCCCCCGTAAAACCTACATCATTTCTTAGTACA